GAAGGCAGAGATAATGCTGAAGCTCTTGCTGCTCTTGCAAACACCCCAGAATTTAGTGATATAAATATTATTCAAGATGATCCTACTGGTGGAGATGATACTATTTCTGGACCACCTCCTAGTGATACTGGTGGTGGTACTAATAATAACCAAGGTGGTGGTGGAATTATGTCAGGTCCAGTAGGATTAGAAGCTGGTGCATTAGATCCTGTAACTAACTTAATTGGTACTACAGATTCTACAGGTCAATCTACTCTTATGGGAAGACAGGCAGACTTAGCTTCAGATATAGCTGGTGTTCAAAGTACTGTAACTCCTTTAGCAGGACAAGTAACTACTCTTCAAGACACTGTAACTCCTTTAGCAGGTGATATAGGTCAAGTTAAAACAGATGTAACTGACTTAGCAACTAATGTTGGTACAGCAGATGCTAATACAGGTCTGTTTAAACCAATTGGAGATATACAAACAGATGTAACTAACTTATCTGGTAGAATAGGTACAGCAGATACAGATGCAGGTCAGACAGATTTATTTGCAGGTCAGGCTGGATTAGCAGGTCAAATAAGTGGTGTAGGAGATACCGCTACTGCTGTTCAAGGTCTTATGGGATCGCCTACTGAAGGTGGACCTCAAACTTTATTTGAAAGTCAACAACAATTAGGACAAAGAATAGGTACGCCTGTTGGTCAACAAACAGATTTATTTGCAGGTCAGGCTGGTCTTGCTAGAGGACAGCAAACCTTAACATCAGATGTAGATAAAGTTAGTAGGGATTTATCTGCGGAAGCTGCAAACATACAGAATCAAATACGTGGTTTTGAACAGGCAGCTCAAGAATATCAATCAGGAGCTACGGCTCAACGTGGTAATATAGAAAATACAGCTATAGCTAATCAAAATACTTTAATGGGTCAAATAGGTGGTGTAGGTCAAACTATGAACCGACAAGCTGAAGCATTAGCAAACCAAAGACAGGCTGAAGCTGCTCAATTTAGAGCTGCTCAAGCACCACTACAGCAACAAATTGCTAATTTAACTAGTAATAATCAAGCATTACAAAATAATCTACAGAATATAGGTCCAATGGGGCCAATGGCGGCAGATCCTAGAGATGCCCTTATTCAACAACTCTTAACTAGAAATGCAGCGTTGATGAATAACAGACCAGTTTAAGGAGTATATAATGGTAATACAAGTTAAAGCAGGGGAATTATCAACCTTAAAAGCTGGTGATATACGACTTGATAAAAGCACTGGTGAGTATAATATATTTGATCCAGCATTAGGAGGTGATGGTTCATTTAGGACAGCTACTTTAAATGAAGTTCAAGCTGCTAATCAAGCAAACCCTGATAATATTCCACTAGTTTTTAACTACGCACCAAGTAACGTAAAAACACCAGAGGGAAAAGTAAGAACTATAGATCCTGCTACAGGATTATCAGTATTTACTGATCCTATTCCTGACCCTGCAACTATAGAAGATCCTGTAGCATTACAAAGAGCTAGTAATATTGCTGCTTTAAATGATTTTATAGATCCTGCAACAGGACAGATTAGAGATGAGTTTGCTGGTGGAGATCTACCTACTATAGATGTAATACGTGATCAAGACCCTGCAACTTTAGCACAAACCATAGAAGGTCTTAAAAATAGACAAAAAGGTAGACTAACAGGATTTAAAGGAGAGTTTACTGATTTATCTGGTGGTGAAGCACTAGAAGCATTCCAAGGTGCAGTAGGAACTAAACAAGGTTTTGTAGATCCTTATGGTCAAGCAACGCCACTAGCTAAAGAAGCTGAACTATTAGCTGATCCTTCTACAGGTTTAGTAAGAGGTCAGTTTGATGAACGTGCATACCTCTTAGAAAATCCAGATGTTGCGGCTGCTGTAGCTAGAGGCGAGTTTAAATCAGGTAAAGAACACTTTGATTTGTTTGGTAGTAAAGCAGGTGAGTTAAGATTTGAACCATTAAAAGGTGGTACTGAGTTACAGTTAAGACAATTTCAAACAAAACCTGATGAGTTTTTAGATGCTAAAACATATGAGATTACACCTGAGACAGGTCAGGTTACAGCATCAACTGGAACAACTGCTTCAGTAGCAGACCCAATTAAAACAGATAATCAGACCTTTACAGCTACTCGATCATTTGATCAAGTTAAAGCTGAAAGTATGAATGCTGCAAAACAGCTAGGGTTAACTGATAGAGTACAAGCACAGACAGACACAGTAGATGCAGAGTCTACCGTACAGGGTCAATTAGAAAATCTAATGACTCAATTTGAAGGTGGTCAAGTTCCTGCTTGGGCAGCTGGAGCTATAAGAACAGCAGAGAATATGTTAGCTGATAGAGGAATGGGTGCTTCTAGTATGGCAGGGGCTGCTATTGTACAGGCTGCAATGGAAGCTGCTACACCTATAGCTGCTGCTGATGCACAAACATATCGTCGTATGCAAGAGTTAAATTTAAATAACAGACAGCAAGCAGAAGTCTTAAATGCTCAGATGACTATGCAGTTAGATTTAGCTAATTTAAATAATGAACAACAAGCTAGAGTTACAAATACAAGCAATAGAGTACAGGCATTATTTAGAGATCAGGCTGCTGTAAACTCTGCTAAACAGTTTAATGCATCTAGTGAGCAACAGAATGATCAGTTCTTTGCATCTTTATCTAACAATGCAGCTCAGTTTAAAGCTGCTCAACAAAATGCAATGGAAAGATTTAATGCAGGACAATTGAATGCTGTAAGTCAATTTAACTCAACTTTAAGAAATACTAGAGAACAGTTCAATCAAAAGAATGCTATATTGATTGATCAAGCAAATGCAGTATATAGACGTAATGTAAATACAGCTAATACAGCCTTACAGAATGCTGAGAACGAGTTTAATGTTCGTAATATGTTTAATCTCACTCAAACAGCCAGAGCTAATTTATTGCAAGAACAAAGAGATCAAATAAACTTTGCAAGAGTTAACTCTGTTAATGAACAATCTTTTAAACGACAATTAGCTTTAGCCTCTTTTACTTTTGATAAAAACTTAAAATTAAGTCAAGACATAGCAAGAGGACAACAAAGACAAATGATTTTAGGAACTGTTCTAGACGCTGTATTCCCCACATAAGGAGTATAAAATGGTATTTGATCCAGCATCAATCGCACTTAGTATTGGTACGAGTATTGCTAAAAAAGCAATCTTGGGTGGAGGTAAATCTGCTCAACCTCGTATGAGTGTACCTCAACTAAAACAATTTTCAGCACTAACTAATTTTTCATCGAGAAGCGCACCAGCAGTATCAACATCTGCTAGAACTAATTTTCAAGTACAGATGGCTACATTAAAAACTGGTCAAGGATTTTCATCTAAATTTCAACGAAAACTTTCAGACAGAGGACTATAATATGGCAATGGAAATGGAACAAGATGTAGAAGTTCCTCAAGAGGAGCCTACACAAGAAGAAGGTATGGATCAGGAAATGATGAGTATGTTTGATGGTCCTATTCCCGGTGCTTCTTTAACAGAAGAATTAGGATCAGAACCTAATGAACGTCCACCACAATACGTAGTTCCTGATGAAGCTCTTTTGTATGTAAAAGAACAAATCAATCAACCAGAAGCTTTTGAAAGAATTGTTATAGCTGCAGGATTAGATATACCTATAGAGCTAGTTGCAAGAGCAATTGTATTCTCTGGTTGGGCTTTAGGTAAGTATACGCATGATATATCACTATTAATCTTTGGTCCTGTATTTGGATATATGTTAGATATGTTAAATGAAGAAGGTATAGATCATGTGCCTCTTGCTGAAAGGGCTGACGATCCAGATCTAGAAAAAGCAATGGCTCTCTTAGCTGATTATAAGAGATTTAAAGGTGAGGGTGAACAAAGTTCAGAAGAAAACTCTGAAGAACAAACAGAAGAAGAACCTATGGAAATGGAAGAAGTAGATGAGCCAGAGGAAACTAAAGTTCCTGAAACAGGTTTAATGGGTAGGAGAGAAATATAATGGCTGAGATTAAAGAAAAAAAAGGATTGATGGCTGCACAAAATAATGAAGATACTCAAGGAGATCCAGTACAACGCCTACGTAGTCAAGTTTTTAATCAAGATCCTGACAAAGACACTGGCCCATTAAATCTTAGTAGGGGTATGAATGCTGTTGCTAAAGCACTTATTAAATATGGCGTAACTAAAATAGGTTCTCCAGGTGAGCAAATAGGTGCTATGGAATTTGTGCAAAAAAACTATGAAGATCAGTTAGAACTAGCAGAGAAGTTTTTACAGAAACAGATTGATGAAGATGCAGACGAAAGAAAAAAAATTAAAGCTAGGGCTGCAACTATAACTGAAATGGATAGAAAGCTTAGAGAAACTGGTCTTGAAGTTTTAAAAGATCCAGACGTAAAACGATATTTAATAAAAGCAGGTACAGATTTAAGTAACCCTTATTTAGCCCAAGCATTAGGAAAAAGATATGAGAATATGAGAAACAAACTATCTTTTACTCACGAAACGGCTGTAGCTACGTTAGCTAATCAAGCGTATGCTGCAAATAAAAATGGTACAGTTCCGTTTAAAGATGATATAGAAGCGATAAGTAAACTAAGAGTTGACCCGACAGATGAAACAGAACGTATGTTAGCTCAAGAACAAAGTAAAAAACCTGAAGGTTTTCTTGATAGATTTGCAGATGCTTCAGATCCTAAAGCACAGGCTCAAAGAGTTAAAGCTACATTAAGAGCAAACAGACCTCCGTTGCAAACTCCACGTACCTTAGAAGGTAGTAAAGATCAACCAGAAGTCTTTGGTGCAGTTTCAGGACCAGATAGAAAACGCTTACGAGATGGAGCGTCGAATGTAATAGCTGCAGCAAATAATGCAAGAATAAATAGAGATATAACTGGCAAAGAAGATATTAAAGGTGGAAGTAAAAATGTTAATACTGTCAAGAAGCTTCAAGCTGTTGTTGAATTAATAATAGATGCTGGTTATAAAGCAGGTGACGATAGTAAGCTTGGTCAAGATGCAATATTAATTGGTGAACTAGCTAAATCTAGAGTACCAGACGAGGCAAAGAATCAACAAGCACTATTTAATACTGAAATAAGTAAAATTACTACTGGACTAAGAGGTTTAGATAGATTTGAACAAAGAGCATTTATAGAAGATTTACGTAAAGATCCTAACCTCAAAACTTTTATGGAAAACAAAGCTAATAAATCAGAAACCGATCCTGCTCAAAGATTTCAAAATAAATTTAATACTACTCTTAGAGAACTTCAGAAAAACGGTCAAGTAGAAGAAGTGGAAAAAGGTACTAAAAATTCTCCAAGTAAAGTAATAGTTCAAATTGGTGACTTAGGATATAATGTTTCTGTTTTTAACGAGGAAATTGTTGCTTTTGATGAGAGGCCATTTAAAATAAAATTAAAGCCAGGTCAAAATGTAAAATCACTTGTTGCTAAATCTAGAAAGAAAAATAAACTTTCTTTATCAGACGAAGAGAAAATGGGTAGAGAATATTTAGAAAAGCAAAAAAAAGAACAAGCTGAACCTAAAGTTAAAAATAAATCAGCATTAGAACAATTTCAAGAAAATTATCCAAATCTATCTTTTAAAAGAAGATTAACTCCAGTAGAGCAGTTTAATAGAGATTTTTAAACAGGATTAAATTTACATGGCAAAATTAACAACTGAAGAACTCTTAGAAAACGAAGATCTAGTTGATGCTCTTTTTAAATACGGTAACAGGCAAAATAAAAACTATATTACTAGAGAAGATGCACTAGAGGATTTTCTGGGTGAGTATAGAGGTGTTCAAGCAAATACAGCGTTTGCCGTAGCTTTTGCAAATGATATTGATAACATCAGAAGTGATGAAGATCGACTTCAATTTGGAAGACTTTATAAAGCTGTAGATGAAGATCTAGAAGACTTTGCAGGTAGACAAAGTGCATTAGCTACTACAGGAGAATATATATTAAAAGGAATACTTGATCCTCTTAATATATTTGGTTTTGGTGTAGGTAAAGCTGTATCTCAAACTATTGGTAGACAAGCACTTAAAAGACTTATAGCAAATTCTTTTGCAAAGACTAATACACAACCAATCAAAAAAAATGTTCTAAATCAAGCTAAACAACACGTATCAAATGCTAAACGAATTGCTGAAGAGTATGCATTACCTATAGGTTCGGCTGCATTTGTTGGTGCAGGTGAAGGAGCAATCCAAGGAGCATTATTAGAAAACCTAAAAGATAGAGAAAATCTAGGCTATCAAGATGAAATGAATCTTGGTAATATTGCAACGATGGCAGGTGCTGGTGCAGGGCTTGGAGGTATTCTTGGGGGTGTAGGAGCAGCTTTAGGTAGAAGAGGTGTAAAAAAAGTTGAAGGTTTACTTCAGGAACAACAAATAGCAGAAGAAGCTGCTAAGTTAAAACTCCCTCAAAATAGAGTATCTCAAGCAAAGACAGTACAATCACACATAGAAAATCTTAAAGAAGCAGGTGAATTTAAAATAAACCCTGCAACAGGAACTAAATATTCTGAGGATGATGTATTAGGTACGTATGTTCGTTCTACAACAGGTGATGATATTATTGAGAATGCTGCTAACTATGGTCAATTCCCTAGAATCTTTGACATTAGTTATACATCAGGGGAAAAAGGTTTACAACCTTCAGCAGTACTAGAATTTATCCCAACTACGTATGCTAAGAAAATAAATCCAGCTACAGGAAAGTATGATGAACGTATAGAAATATCAGTTCCTTTAGACAAGATAAAAGCTGTAAGTCAGAAAGATGCAGATGCATATAAAAATCAATACGTAGCAGAGTATGGTTTATTCTTTGATAAAGCAGGTATCGAAAAAGGTAAACAATTTTTATTAGAAAATGGTGAATCTGCTGGTGAAGTAGATAGTATATTTAATACTGTATTAAATAAAGAAACTTTTGATGATCTAACACGATTTGTCTTTGACGCTGGACAAAACATGATAGCTGAATCTGGTCCTAATTCTAAGATAGCTAGACAAATAGAAATGATTCTAGATGATCCAGCAAAAAGAATTACGGAAAAAGTAGGACAACTTTTAAGATTAGGTCAGCAAAATGAAGCATTCTTATCTAGAAATATTAATGATGCTTTAACTAGAAATGGTTTAAGTGTAGAAGATGCTGTAAATATGATGAAAGCAGATGCAAGTATGGCAGCTGCAAAGATTGCTGAAGTATCAAATTTAAATCAGATATTAAACCCTAGCTCAAGTATAGGTCGTAAGCTTAAACAAATGGAAGCTACTATGACAGTAGCTCAAAGAAATACTTTGGCAGCAGTAGCTAAACAAAGAGAAATGGAAAAGCTTGTAGCTAAGAAGTTTGGTGTAGCTGTAGATATCTGGAGATCATTCTTAGTTACACAACCTGCTACAACAATGCGTAACATATTTGGTTCTGTTTTAAGAGTACCAGGAGAAAGTGCAAATACTTTCTTAGCATCATCAAAATTTATGCTAGAGTGGGAAGCTAAAGCTTTAGGAATAAAAGCACCAGATTTAAATCTAAAAAATGAAGCAGACTTATTAGCCAAAAGTTTACTTGATCCAAATGAATCTATTCAAATTGCTCAACTAGTAGCTAACAAGTTTCCTGAAGCAGATAGACAATTATTTAAAATGTTTGATGATTACTTCGCTACTGCTGTAAGTGATCAAACTGGTGCTGGTGGTGTAATAAAGACATTACACTCTATGTCTAAGTATGCTAATGTTTTAAACAGAGCGCAAGATAGAGCTATAAAATCTGCTGGATTTGTATCTGAGTTAGATTCTCAAATAAAACAAGCTGTTAGAACTGGTGATATAGATTCAAATCTAAACATAACTAGTCTAGAAGATATTATTAAAAATAACAGATACGATCTTATTAATGATGAGATGGTATCTAAGTCTCTACAAACTGCTTATCGTTTAACTTATCAAAATAGAAGAGCAGGTGATGATCTGTTTGCTGGTAGAGAAGCCATAAATAATCTACAATCCTTTTTAAATAGAGCAGCCATAGTAAAAATAGGTATACCTTTCCCTAACTTTATTATAAACGGTATGGTTTATACATTTAATAGAGGACTAGGTGGTGGTATATTAAAAGCTATGAGAGCTAGAGCAAATATTGATACTTTTACCAAAGGTAAAGGGAAGGACTTAGTAGTTAAAGAAAGAGAAAGAATAAACGAGCTAACTAAACAAATAAAAGAGCTTCCTAAAAAAATGAATAAAAAAGATCAAGCTTTTGAATACAAAAGGTTAGCAGATGAACTTAACGAGTTAGAGGCTAAAGCAGGTTCTAGATTACGTGACATAGAAGATTACCGTAAAGGAATGGTTGAATCTGTAGAGGGATTAGCTTTAATAGGTGTAGGTTATACTCTTAGAGAAAATTTTGGTGGTGCAAGATATGATGAGTTAAGAGTTGGTGATCAAGTAGTTAATGTCGGTCCATTGTTTCCACTCACACCCTTCTTATTTATAGGTGAAGCTATCAGAAAGATAATGAATAACGAACCTCTAGATGAATTATTTGTTGTAGAAGGTATAGAAGCATTATCAGGATTTCAAGCAGATAGGGCAGGTCCAATAGCAAAAGCTATAGGAGGATTAGAAAGATACTTAACAACATTAACTAATGCGTATGATCCACAATCTTATGCAAAACTAGGTCAAATCTTTGGTGAATTAGCTGGATATTGGGCTAAAGGATATTTAACACCTCTAAAAGTAGTTGATGATACTTTTAAAACTTTTGGGCCAAAAGAACTTAGACAATCTTACGACAGGGAGTTTCAAAACTTAATTCCTTCTGATGACACCGATTCATTAAGTATGACAGCAATTAAAGAAACATTTAATGAATTTGGCAGACAAATGTTTAGAGGTACATCATTTCAAGGTATTCTAAATCAAAAAGCACCTCGTAGTGGAAGGGCATTACCAGAAGTATCTTCAACAACAGAAGAGCCTAAAATACAAAGAGGACAGCTTATTCCTAAACAATTTCTTGGTGCTTCAACTAAGCGATTTCAGCAGGTAGAGCAAGAATTAAATAGGCTAGGTATAAAACCTTATAAACTTGAAAGAAGAACTACTGTTCCAGAATATAATAGACTGTATAAAGCTTTACTAGGAGTAATGGCTGAAAAGACAGTTAAAAATTATATAAATCAAGATTTTTACAAACAAATGCCTATTGAAGATCAGCAAAGATTTATAAGAGATCTTTACTTTGGAGATCTTAAAGATATGCCTCCTGAGATTAGAGATTCTATGACTGCTGTTTTTGGAAAACAATCTCCTAACATACGTACATATGTTGCTAGTGCTATAGCACAAAATAAACCTTATTTAAATAAATTGGCACTATTTAAATCGAGAAACAGTAAAGCAGAATTAAATAAAGTCTATAAAGATTTTGGCAACTTAGTAACGCTTAACTACTACGGTGAGGATAATGCAGACAATCCTAGACAGCAACTTGCTAACGCTGTTTTTAAAGAAGATGGGTTATTAGATCTTATGCAAGATCATATAAATAATCCAACGTATCGTACATCTATGTTATTAAATCAAACAATGATTGATCTAGGAATAGATGAAGAAATACAGAGTCAGTTAAGTCAAACAGGAGGTGAAGAAGGAGGTAAATTTTCTGAAGGTGGTTACGTAAGTCAGATGAATAGACTTGGATTTTCTGAGGGTGGTAATGTAGGAATGAAAGGTATGTCTGTATTAGGTAAGACAGCAGATCTTAATAATCCTATGACAGAGGCTCAAAGAGAAACTGGAGCTAGATTAAGAACAAGTGGATCACCACTTACAAGAGCATTAGGTCCAGGAGTTGATTATGTTCTAGAGGCATTAAGTGAAGTTGCAAAAGGTGATACCTCTAAAGGTGCTGAATTAGCTGCAACTAAAAGACTTACCCCTTTTTCTTCTAGAAAAGAAAAACTAGATGAGAATGTAGAATTAAAAATAGAAGATGTATTATCTTCTTATATAGGTAGAGATAATCCTAAAACAGCTAAACAAGTTCAATCAGAACTAAAAGAATTAAAATCTATTCAAGCTCCTGAAGGATATAAAGCAAATCTTAGAAAGAAGGATTCTGACGGAGCCTTTGAAGTGGAAAATATACGTACAGGTTCAGTGCATGAAATATTTAGGGAACCATCTAGAAAATCATATGCAACAACTACTGCAAATGAAATAGAAAAGGTATTACTAGATAATAAAACTAAATTAATAAGTGCTAAAGATACTATACCTTATGAAGCAGGAGAAAAAGATTTTGTTAATTATGCTTCAGAAGCAGCAAAAAGACAAAAAATAATACCTGATATGTTCCCAAGTAAAACAGTTAAACCTACTAAATATACTGATGATACAATAGCAACTATAATTGACAATTATGACCCTTCTACAGTAAAAGGTTTAATGGGTAGAACAGATTCTTTAACTAATGATATACCAGAAGGTAAACTTGTTGCAGTTAGACCTAATTTAAATTCTCATATAAATGATGAAAATGTACCAATTCCTACCTTAAAACCTAGAAATAAACAGCCATTACTTTCTGTTCAAGAAGAAGGTAAATTACAAGGAAAAGTATTTGCAGATAGACCTTATGTGTTAGTAACTCCTGAAAAGAAAGAAGGAATTGTATCCTTTGTAGTAGATCAAGAAATAAGAGCAGTAATTGCTGGAGGAGGAGCTAAAGATCGTATGATGGCTGTAAGAGGAGAGTATACAGACTATAGTAAGGATAAGTTTTCTATTGATGAACCTAGAACTGTTGAAATAAAGTTTAATCCAAGAGAACATCATTTAGCAGTTAGGGCAGATACTAATGAGGGAGTTGTAGGTTCTAGAGGACCAGTTTTAACTATTGCAGATAGAATCTATGCAAAAGTTACAGATTTAGTGTACTCTAGAAATAGAGATGCCCCTAAACCATTAGGTTCAAAAATAGTAAAAGATAAAAAAGGTAAAGAGAAACGTGTAGCAGATAAAGAAGCTACACCACATGAAAGCACTGTTCGCCATAGATATAGAAAAGGTGGACTTATGATGGGGAGAATATAAATGGGTGGATTTCCAATGGAGATATTCACGCTCTTGACTTCAACCATATTAGGTGGAGTGATGAGTATATGGGGCCAGAACATAAAGGCCAAACAAGAAGACAATAAGATGTATATAACTGCTCTGACAGCAGAGGAAAAGCTTAATACTTCTGTGAGAGAGTATGGATCAAAGGATACGCATTTTGCGTGGACTAGAAGAATCATAGCACTGTCTGCTGTATTCTCTATTATCGTGCTACCAAAGGTAGTTCCTTTGATCTATCCTGATACTCCTTGGCTGGTAACTGTAGGTTACTCTGAGCTACAAGGAGGTTTTGCTAACTGGTTATTCGGACCTGATAAAGCTATGATGTGGAAATCATTTAATGGTTTCGTAATAACGCCACTTGATACAAACTTAGTCGCTGCAATCACTGGCTTGTATTTCGGTGCAGGTTTCACCAAAAGATAAAGGGGGAAATTAATCCCCCTCTACTTTACTTTTTACTAGCGTCTTTAACGGACTTATCTAACATCCGTATACCGTCTGCTATTTCTTTATCTTTATCAGTTCCTAGATAACCTAGTCTGTCTAGTACTGACTGAGGTAACAGACCAAAGAAAGCGCAACCCTTTGCATCTTCCATTGTTCCATATGCATAAACCTCACCTGTCTTCTGGTCTATCCAATGACCATCTTCTGTATAGCTGCACTTACCACTAAGTACACCTAGAAATTTATTGGTATCAGCAACGGCAACTCCACCGATTGCAAGTACTACTATGATACCACTAGCTATTAGTAAGTTCTTAATCATTTGTCACTCCAATCTTCGACAATGTAATCAAACAAAATAAATACTTCTTTATTACCTGACTCAGTAATCTTTACGTGATCACCTGGACTAGAATACTTTCTAGCATACTTCTTGGCATCACGCAATAGGCTAAATGTATTTGCTGTTTTACCTCCATCTTCTTTGGTTACTACTGTTTTAAAGTTCATTTTTTGTCCAATCTTTAAAAATTGACCTCGTAGGATGCGCGAGAAAGGGGTCTAACGATAGTCTCTGGTAGGTATAGTCCAGATTTTACCTAATCGCGCTGTATGAGCGTTTAAAGTGGCTTACGCATGATTTCGGGATTTTGAACCCCAAATATACGCAATAAATACTCATATGCTGTATTAACATTAAAGAATTTACGAAATCCATCGTATGCAGGGTCGCTGTTTACTTTATTATTAGTTTTACCGTCTACTTTCTCTCCGATAGTTCCCGAATCTACTACGCACATCTTATGCTCTAGGCTTGGATATAGAACAAGAGCAGTCCAAGTGCCTGTAGTTTCGTTCATATAGATAGTAGTAACGTGTCCTCTCAATGAGAGTCCTCTGAACGAGAGAAGTTCGCCATGAGTTTTCTCCAGAAAAGCGACAGCCTCTTCCATACTCCTACAGTTTGTTCCTGGATTTGTTTGTGCTTTCGATTGGGAAACATTAAACGCAAATAAACATAAAGCAATAATACCTCCCATTAAATTAGCTTTCATCGTTATCTCCTATACGATTGAGTTGTTCATAATAAGCAAGGTTGTAGCCTCTAAGCCACTCCCTGTATCTGTCAGAAGTAACAGGGAAGGGATTATTCTTATTACGTTTAAACCCTACCCTGCCTTGATGGACGATATCCCTCATTGGGTAAGGGAATCGCCTCTTTCTTCTATACGCCACATACCCCTCCTGAGTTAGTGATCTCACAGATGTCATGCGTTTCAACGTGTTCATCAAATTCTGTTCCTAACTTATCTATAGCTTCACTATATGGAACAACAGTGAGAGGTTGGCCTCCTCTTGCAGCATCAGGATAGCACGTAAATCCTCTTAGTCGATGAGCGTAAGATGCCAGTGTGTTAGCAAAGTCCTTTACAGTATCTTCGTTATTAAGCTTAGAACCCCATGAGGGTAGATTAATTGTAGAACTGATACTCATGTCTACGTAGTCTTGTACGTCTGCCTGAAACTTAATCCTTCTTTCATAGTCCTCTGCGAGATCTAATGCAGATTCTATATCGTCAGGATTTGTTCCATACATATTTATTAATTCTTGTGCAGCTGAATCTACAACATACTGATACTTCCAGCGAGTACCACCAGTTAGATATCTGCGTTTGTAAGCCACTGCAAATATTGGTTCTATCCCACTGGAGCTACCAGCCAAAATAGAAATAGAACCAGTAGGTGCGATAGCACGATTTGCAACTGGCGACGAGATGGATAATTCATCAGAAAATTTCTTACTGACGTTATCACTGATTCCTTTATATACTGATAACCACCTATGTAGTTCTGGTGTGACCTCATATTTTTCCCCTCTCATTACTAGCCATTCATGCATTCCCATGATGCCTAAACCTAGTCTTCTATTCTTCTCTCTAATTCTGTATACTCTTTCATATGGCAATTCAGCACGTAGAGTACCACAGATTAGAAACTTAGTACCTAACTCAACAACTCTAGCAAGTTCTTCTAATGACTCTATACGTCCAAAGTTTAAGCTGCCTAAGTTACATACATCACTGTCATCAGCAGATGTAACCTCAGTACACGCATTACGTAGAGTTTCATCTTCCTTATCCATAAAGTTAAAACTAAATCCTGGTTCAGCAGATCTTAATGCTTGTCTAACATTAGACATAAAAACTTCACCAACATCACCAGTTTTCCAATAGTTCAATAACCAATCATTATCATAATTAACACTTATGTTAGTCATATCTAATGGTGCGCGGAAGTTGAAATCCTGTTCTTTAATCTGCTTGAGTGTAAAACCTGTACTCCCTACAGGCATTGTATCCCAATCTTTAGCTGTAAGAAAGCTAGGTATATCCTTGTGCTTCCAGTTCAAAGATGCATAGATAGCTGATCTACGAGAACCACCTTGCATTACGTGTGATCCTATAGAGTTTACCATTTGCATTTTAGGTATAGGACCAGAAGACTTACCTCCAGATCCACCTAAAACTACATCACTCTCTCTGTATACAGAATAGTCTACACCTATCCCACCGCCTGTCATTAAACAGGATTCTGACTTCCAACTAAGATTAGCCCAATCTTCTCTCGTATCTTCTTCTGCTTTTAATAGAAAACAGTTATTATAAAACCTTTTTCTTCTACCTGCATAGTATAGATATCTACCGCCAGGTATAAACTTTAGTTCAGCTATGTACCTTTGCAGTTCTGTACGTTCTTCTTTATTCATTAGTGGTTCTTCTTCAGGGCGTAGATCCCCACATACATCTTCTACAAGAACCTTAGATAACTTTTCCCACGTATCACAACCTTCATGCTGATACTTGTTCTTAAAAATATCTTCTGAAAACTTTGAGCGAAACATTGGATTTGCGTTGGATTTAAATGTTGTCATCTATTATAACCTTTATTTTAGTAATATCTATACCGTCTAAACAATCTTTTATTGAATTAGAGATTAAGTCTTTCAATTCAGACTCTAATCCTGTTACCCCATCAGCAGGTAGCCATGAAGCATCTTTATCTACATCAGCAGTTATTCTAACAAACACTATCACTGGAAGTATCTCCGTATTTTTCATACTCCTCAAGAGTAACTTCTTTTATTAACCTTTCTAGATACCATTGAGCTTTCTTCAGATCCTTTATTGGTTCTCCTTTATAGTCAAACCTCCAAAGGTATTTCATTACATTACCTTGTAGATAAAACTTAAAGTTTGGACCTGTAGCTGCCTCTATTGCATCTATACACTCTACATTACTTTGATTGTAATGAGGTGGGTGGTTTACCATATCAACTGTCATTAGTGTATCCTTTTTGAACTGAAGTTAGCATATACTACGTTACCATCAATCTTCTTTATTTTCTCAAGAGGTTTTAAAGTAATAGGTGCATCTGATACTGTTTCTTTTATAGCAATATCTATAGTAGACTGTAGCATCATTGTAATACTATCACCTATCTCTAATAACATATCATGTTGATCAGTATCTATAACATTGTCAGATGCAAAGTCACCTACGTAGATACTTACAGTTTTAGTCTCTTGATCGTAGTGACAAAAAATACCAAACGTATTGTCTGGTACAGTAATTTGATGTATTAGTTTTTGTTTTTGGTCATCGAACATATTAAAATCTCCATTAGATCTTCTGCATAAAGTAATGCCATAGGACGCTTCCTATCGCCCTTTAATATGGCAACTGGTTTTGTTCCTTTTATTAGATTCTTCTCTGCTTGTTCTAGTGCAGAATAAATAGAGAAGGATGAACGTGACTTGCATTCTACTGTCCAAGGAAATAGCTTCCTTGCAAGTGGGCTAAGTCCTATATCAGGACCGTTAACTCCACCTGGAGTAGAAGTAACATCATCCTTCTCTATACCTTTCAGATTAGAGTGCAGGTAATCTCGTACCCACTGTTGCAATCTTCTGCCTTTAGCTTTGGCAGAGGAGACTTTAATCTTTGAGGACCGTGTAGTAGTTGTACGCCGTTGCCGACTTGGACCTTGGATTTTTCGCATAGACTAAATCAGGCCAACAAGAATATCTAAAGTTACAGTATGAACAAGTCTTACCTAACTTACGATTACCTGTTAGTTTCTTATAAAAGGTTTCAGGTTCATCCTCAAAGCAGCGTTCAAAGTTACTTTCATCAGCCTTGAGGTACTTAGCTATTGTGTCGTTTATCTTAGTTGTATACGCTTCCTCATCATCTGGATCAGCCTTAACAACTTTCATTTCACCTGACTCTTTGTTGATAGCTATCCAACCACCAGCCTTTATATCAGGTGTCTCATTTCTTTCTGCTTTAGTATATCCATACAACTGTTCTAAATAACCAAAGTCATCATTATTTTTTAGTGCATCATAGGATTCAAACTTCTTCTCAAATGCAAATCTCGATGCACTCTTAATATCCCACAGAGAATGTGAGTTACCCTCACGTATGATAAGATCGAGTTCACCTCGTATATCACCTGCCTCTGTTTGAAGCACTATTCGTTTATTGAGATCAACTATCTCAACTCCTGCAGCCAGTAGTAAAGCGACTGCAATAACCTCTGTCATATCTCCATATAACATTTTAATTTTAAAAGAGTCAGTCTCTGCTACCTTATCCCATCCTAACTTCTCAGCATGGAGTTGGCAGAAAGGCTTACCCACTTGAGACATAGAGGGAAGACCTGCTCCCCTCTTTCTCGTAAAGTTAAACTTACCTAGTTTGTTGTTGAACATCTGACTAGCCCGAAAGATTATGTCATCGGGTATCTTAGGTTCACCAGCTAGAAAAGTTTCTAACTTAGTTGTGAGATCCATGATTAACCTTCAATGATATCACTAAAATCATCATCGGTTTTTGCTTCTGAATTTTCTCTCATTCTATCAGAAACTTGATCGTTCTCTCTCTTAACTAAGTCTACAAAGTCTGTAATCAATCCCCTAGTCTCATCAGTTAGAGGATGCATCTTAGTCAGTATTGGCTGATACTTTAATACAAACCACTTATTAGAACCTCGCTTCTCTAGCTTAAACGAGATCTTCATCTCATGGTTGTAAGGCTTACTCTGCTGGTGCATCATAGCCTTGATAACCTTACTTACTTCCATGAAGTTAGAAGGTCCAAGCTTCATACGAAAAGGCACTTCATTAATCTCTACCTTATCGCTAGATCCTGGAATCATAGGCTTCTCCATACGCATCAGCCCAAAGATATGTCTATACAATTTTACCTTTGTAGCATTAGCATAGGCTATAGGATCTACACCTCTTAGCTTCTCCTTCTCCTTACTAGGAATCCAACCACACTTATCACCACCATGCCAATCTAAAGCAGTGCTGCCAAAGTTTTGGAAGTGCTGAGACATATTACTGAACTTCTCTGCATCAGCATCAAACACTGCTGTTTGCATGGTGTCTAGAAATACTCTGATATAAACGTCAGCAGAGTATACATCACCATGTTCAGGATGCTCTAAAGCAATAGATGGAACTGGTATATTACTTACTAATTCACCACCTACCTCTACAGAACTATCTCTGTTTATCCTAGCTTTAGCTAGAGTTGGCCCTGTATCTATAACGGAATACAAAGCATCTAAGTTATCGGACATTGTATCTATTGTTGCTATCTCATTCATGTATTTTACCTTTCAAAAAAGAAACCTTTATATCATAAAACTGCTTATTTGTCAAGTTGTTTTTTCTCCAATTCATAATAAAAATCTGCTATTTTATATAGTTCTTTTGATGTAGCTGTATTTTTTACTGTATTAGCTTTTACAGAAACTACGACTACGTTATCTTTAGTGTAACTTTTGTTATTATTAATTCTATCAAACGATAAATTCCAAGGGCTGTTTACATTAAAAACAAATGGAACTTTATAAATAGGACATTTTAAGTCTTTAGGTATTAAATCTAAAATGTCTTCTGGTGTTAATTCAACAGTTATATTAGTTAAATTTTTCCTTCTTTTTGTATCTCTTACAAGTTTTCTTTTTTTTAATCTTGCCCATTGTAAGGTAATATCTTTAATTGAATTTACTGTGTTTATTATCTTTACTCTTTCGTACTTTGCTTTGTTTATTTTTACTTTAACCTCTGGTCTTTGTCTGTATTCTTTTTTTCTTTGTTTAACCTCTGGTTTTTGATTATATTCTTTTAGTCTCTGTTTAGCCTCTGGTGTTTGGTTATAGCGTTTTCTATATTGTTTTATTCGTTCTCTAACTTCTGGTCTTTGTCTGTATTTTCGCATCCTCTCATTGTGTTTTAATTTATTTTTAGGGATTTTAAGGTATGCTTTATAATACTCTCTTGCATACTTTTTTAATCTTTCTTTACGTTCTAGTTCCTTATCTATTATATTTAATTCATACTGCTCACTCATTACAGTCCTCCTGCTCCATCCAGTTCTTTCCTTGAGACATTTCAACCTCAAGTGGGATATAGTCAGATAAACCAAACCTTCTCTTTGCTTCCTGCTGCGCTTCCAGTAAGCACTGTGGGCCTATCTGTTTAACTATATCTAGTTCATCTGGATGAGTGTCAATGAGAACACTGTCATGCACAGTATTAATTACTATGCTTTGTAATCCTAGTTCCTTTAGTTTGTTGAATAATATTATTACTCCAAGTGGTACGATCTCAGCAGTAGCTACCGACTGCACTGGATAGTTGACGATCTGTGTCTTGTATGTAGCTGTACCAGAGAAGTTTCTCTGACAGTCAGGAAAACTAAACTGTCTACCAGTAGCAGTAGTTACTAGCTTGTGCTGGATGGCTTCGTTTTGGAGATGTTCATGCCACTTAAAGATGCCTTTATATTTATTGAAGAACTCTTTGAAATAGGTTCGTTGAGCAGTTGTACCTTGTGTTCCCCCATAAAGAGGACGGAAGGTGGAAGCTTTAGCTGCTCCTCTTTCAGTAGGTTCTCCGTTATCAGAGAGGACTTTGGCAGTGTAGGCGTGAACGTCAAAGCCAGACTCGACTTCTCGCTTAACAACTTCATCAGTTGCGAGTATTCCTGCCACTCTAAACTCAAGTTGAGAGTAATCGATTTCGACAAGTTCTCCTCCTTTAAATCGACTTACAAATGCTTTACGTACAGGGAAAAGTCTGCCTTTAGGCATATTCTGTAGGTTAGGACTGCTACTACTTAATCTACCAGTTGCTGTTATGCACTGATTAAAGTTTGCGTGGAGCAATCCATCACTCTTAATACCTTTTCGTATGCCCTCTATAAAGGCAGACCTATAAGTTTCAATAGCTGACAGTCGCACAATGGACTCTATAAACTTCTTAGCCCTTGGATCAGTTACTTCATTTAAAAGCATACTGAGTGTGTTCTTGTCAGTCTTGAAACCACCAGCAGAAGCTAGGGAAAGTCGAGGGGGCAGATTTAAACCTCCCCTATCTTCCAGATCAATATAGATAGTACCTTTCCCTGCACAGACCTCGCACTTTGTCTGCTTCTTAAAATTAGTACCATCCTTCTTGACCTTAAAGTAACCACCTGAACCATTACAGGATGGACACTTCGCTGATCTTACCACCTTGGATCTTTTAAAGCAGCTGGATACTGCTTCTCTAAAACTATTTAGATCCATAGTTGGTCTTGGCAGGGGTTTACCTCTATGATCAACCCCTATGTTCATTAAACTCTTCCAGGATTTCTTATCAACTAACTTACAAGAGTATATTATCTGAGACAACTGCTCTGGTGAAGAAAGATTTACTTCTAAATCGCCCATCAGAGAACGAACTTGCTGATTCAGATAAGAATTTAACTGAGCTTGTTCTCTCTCGTACTCTTTATCTACCTGAGACAACACATCTAGATCTATAGCCATACCTGATCGCTCTATATCTGTTAGCACAGAACAGAACTGACACATGAGATCTCGTATTGGTATCAGAGATAGATTGTATTGCTGTTTGAATAATTTTTCTTGCTTCTGAAATATATCAGCAGTAGCTAGTACGTCATCGCGTAGATATGATATCTGTATATTTTTAGGAAGATCACTGTAGTTCAATCCTTTGTTAAGAATATTCTTCAGTACATCTTGCTTCTTTACAGAGTCATACTTTTGAGATAGTGCATCAAGACTAAGCTTACTACGAATGCCCTTGCTCA